AACCGAGCAAGTTCGCTTTCATCGACACCGGCGCACGCCTGGAAGAGCGCCCGATCAGCGTCATCCCGATCACCGTTGTGCCGCCCCCGGCGAGCGTTACGCTGGCGTCGACTTCATCGGTCGTGCAGGGGCTGGCCGTTGCTACCATGACGATCAGCTGGCCAGCCGTGGACGGTGCGGTCGGCTACGACGTTGAGTGGCGCAAGGACAGCGGCAACTGGATCAAGCTGCAGCGCACCGGCATGACCAATGTGGACGTGGTCGGCATCTACGCCGGCGCCTACGTGGCCCGTGTTCGCGCCGTGAGCGCATTCGACATTACATCGCCGTGGCGCAACTCAATCCTGACCAACCTCAGCGGTAAGCAAGGGTTGCCGCCGGCGTTGTCGTTCCTGCGTACCTTAAGCAAGGTTTACGGCATCGGTCTTGAGTGGGGGTTTCCACCCGGTGCGGAAGATACTCAGCGCACCGAGATCTGGAACAGTAAGACCAACGATCTGGCCGCTGCTGTGAAGTTGGCAGACTTTGCCTATCCACAGGCGAACCACGAAATGCAGAACGTTGTTCCCGGTACCAGCCTGTTTTTCTGGGCGCGGCTTGTCGATCGGACTGGAAACGTTGGTCCGTGGTTCCCCGCGGTAAACGGGGTCAACGGCCAAGTAAGCATCGACCAGTCCGAATACGAGCAGTACTTCCTCGGCAAGATTCAGGAGTCGGCGCTCGGCCAAAAGCTGCTTGAGGAAATCGGGAAGATTTCTGGTGACGGTGAAGGCTCCGTGAATGAGCGGCTTGAGCAGGCCAAGCAAGAATTGCAAGACCTGATCAGCGAAATCACCGACGCCATGGCGTATGACCCGACCAAGCCGTACAGCAAAGGCGAGGTTGTCCGGCTTGACGGACGATTGTTCTCCGCGGTGAAGGCGGTGCCCGTCGGCACCGCTCCTCCGAATGCCGAGTTCTGGTACGACATGGGGACGATTGCCGAGACCACCAACGCGATGGCGCTGCAGATCCAGCAGCATTCGACCAAAATTGAAACCATCGACGGCAAGGTCACCGCGCAGGCGTCAACTATGCAGGCCCTGCAAGCGGCGTGGCGAGAGGATGACGGCACCGGTGCAATGAGCGAGGCGCTGAAGGCGTATCAGAACACGGCCAGCATCGTTACGAGTGAGAAGGTGATAGCGGAGGAGAAACTTGCGTCAGCGACGCGCTTTACGTCCCTCGCTGCTGCGGTGGGAACGAATGCCGCCAATCTCTCAACGCTGGAGTCTGCGGTTGCAACGGACAAGGAAGCGACTGCGCAGCGAATCGAGACGATCTCGGCCACTGCCAACAATGCCACTGCAAAAGCCGAAACCGCGAGCACCGCTGTTTCCGGCTTGAACGGCAAAGTCTCTGCGCTGACGACCATCAAAACATCCACCACTGTTGGGAACAGGACGGTAATGGCCGGTCTCGCCATCGGCGTGGAAGGTGAACAGCAAGAGTCGCAGATCCTTGCGTTCGCCCAACGGTTCGCGATTCTCGATGAGGTGAGCGGACAAATGATTGCGCCATTTGTTGTACAGGGTGGCCAGGTGTTCATGAACACCGCAATCATCAGCCAAGCCTTCATCAAGGAGCTGGTCCTGGGCATGACGCTGCGTTCGGCAGCGCTCAACTCCCAAGGGTTGCCGTTGCTGGAGATTAATATACCGGCGGGTACGTTCACGCTTCGTGGCCAGTCCAGCACCGGTTATACGTTGCTGAACAACAATGGCATCTACGTCTACGACTTGAACTACATCGAGCGCGCAGCGCTCGGGAAGATGACGTAATGGACTACTACGGTGCGAGAACAAAAGACGCGATGGGGCGGGTGACGCTTGAGTCATCAACGATGACAGTCCGGTCGATTGTGACCAGGCAGGTAACGGTGCCGCCCATCACCAGCGACTTCACCAGCTTCATCAGCATGCCTGAGATCAGCGCGCAGTCGTTTGTGTGCGTGACCCTTGCCAGCCAAGCGAATGAGTTTGCCGCGTTGCCCGCTGTTTTCTGGTCGGCAGGGCAGCTCAGAGTTCGGCGTGGGCCAGGGCTGGTGCTCAACGTGCTCATTCTGACATACCAATAGGAGGCGGCATGGACTACGGGTTCAGGTCGCGTAACGGCCAGAATTTCTTCCAAATAGACAGCGACAACAAGGTTTTGAACGTAGCGGCTTCTGGAAGCTACGCCATAGGGAAAACCCCGGCTTCATCGACCACCATCACCACGGCGACGATCACTTACCCGACACCAATAACAACTGCTGAAGCGCCACATGTGTTCTTGAATCCGAACAATCAGGGCATGTATCACACACTGATGCAGACTGGCGGCCCGGGTAACTGGACCGGGTTCTACTTCAAATTGCATCTGATGGCGCCCTTCAACAGTACCGACTGCAGTGGGCGATGGCTGGTCGCTACGTTTCGGTCTACGTCGCCACCCAATGAATACGATCTGCGTTTACGCAATGCTGTGAATGAGCAGATTTTTGTCGGCGCGGACAATCTTCTGGTGATGACCGGCTTCCCCATCAACGAGGGATGGTCGCTGGACAACCGTGGGGGTGAGATATCCGGGGTTTATTGGAGTGGGTGCCAGATGCCGTGGACGGGGTCGTACGAGGACTATTTTCTCGCCTCCACGTTGCTTGGCGGGAAAATCTACAACGGCAACTCGACGCTTGAGACGCCTTGCGGCTTCCATGCCGGCATCCGCAAAACCCTCAACGGCTACGTCGGGGCGATGGTGAGTTCTGAGGGAGGCACTGCCAAAAATGGCAGAACCACTTTTGCAGTACGACCCATGCGTCCGCTATGAGAACCCAGGCCCGCCCAGTGCGGGTTTTTTATTGACCAGAATTAGGATACTTCCATGCCTTGGCTTAGAGGTGGGACTGTTGCCGTCACCAACGGATCAACGACCGTTGTCGGTGCGAATGCAGATTTTGCCGCAAATGCAAAAAACGGTGACGCCTTTGTCGGTCCGGACGGTGCGAACTATGAGATTGGCAACGTCGCCAGCGCGACTGTCATCTCGATCATTCCGGCCTATAAAGGACCAACCGCCAGCGGCGTGGCTTACGCGATCATGCCCGTTCAGGGGTACCCGAAAGCGCTCGCTGACGCGTTCAGCGAGATCAATCGGCAATGGGGTGCGAAGCTGTCCGCGCTCGGCACTACTGGCAACTACGACATTTTGCCGGCCAGCAAGGGCGGGACCGGCATCGACGATCTTTCGGTTTTCATTGAGGGATTATTGAGTGCTGTTGATGCGTCCGCTGCGCGATCAACGCTGGGCGCTGCGAAGTCTGGTGCAAACAGCGACATCACGTCGCTGACTACTCTTACGACCGCTTTAAGTGTTGGGCAAGGTGGCACCGGAGGCAGCACGCCCGCGCTCGGGCGCGCCGGTCTTGAACTTAAGTCTGCTGCGACTGCGGATATCCTCGGAACCGCGTCTCAATCTTCCGGGATCCCGACCGGCTCGCTAATGGAAAGGGGTAGCAATAGCGCTGGGGAGTACGCGAAGTTCGCAGACGGCACACTCATCTGCTGGCGAGTAGCCAGCTCGGCCGCAGGTGTTGGCGTGAACATGCAAAGGGGCGCGCTTTACTCAAGCCAGGACTTAGGACCTGATGCATTCCCCTACAACTTTTCAAACGCCCCCTATGTTGGCGGTTTTGCCTATTCAGCAGGCATGGTCGGCTGGGTGTCATTTATTGAATACGCGACTAATACGGCATGGCCAAAGTGGGTTATTTTTTCGCCTTACGCCTCTAACTGGATCTACTTAACGGTCAATTTCTTTGCTATTGGACGGTGGTATTGATGCGAATTAATCTTGTACCTCAACGCCGCGCAGACTCGCTCGAAGTGATCCGCGACGGTTCGAAACTTGTCGTCAACGGCGAGACATTCGATTTCTCAAGGATGGTCAGCGGAGACACGCTGCCGTTTGGTGCCGTGGATTCTCACTGGTTCATCGGGCCAGTCGATAATGTCGCCGGCGAGCTGGAGCTGACGCTTTTACTTCCTCTCCCTGCTAATTACAGCCAAGAACAGGCATTTCCAGTTCCTCTCACGAATGTTCCTAATGGTCGGGTATCGCTGCCGCATCCGCTGCCAGAGCAAATCCAGAACCAAGGAGATCGGCAATGAATATTGACTGGACTCAGCTTATAACGCAGGCGATGAAGGACGCTTCATTGCAGGCTTCGCAACTGGCTGTAGCAAAGTCCGAACTCGCTGCGCGTAATGCGAAAGCGGTCACTCAGATCGCGCGCATTCAGGACCGCGTCGATACGATTGGCTTCGGCATTGATATCGGCGAGGCCACTCCCGAGGACGAAGCTGAGCAGGCGGCACTGCTTCTCACCCTGAAAGCGTGGAAGACATACAAGTTCGCGCTGGGCAAAGTCACCGTGCAACCGACCTGGTATCAGGCGCCAGTCTGGCCAGTTGAGCCGCCGATCCCGGAAATCATCGCCGCGCCCTCCCTGAGCGAGTCCGAAGTGGCCTGAGCCGGACCCGACACCGCAACCCGCCATCGAGCGGGTATTTTTTTGTCTGGAGAAAAGTGATGCCTGTTACCGAGAAAGACCGCGACATCCTCGCCCGCACGATTTGGGGCGAGGCGCGAGGCGAAGGCACGGCCGGCCAGATTGCCGTGGCCTGGACGATCCGCAACCGCGTGTTCGATGGAAAGGAAAAGTCCTGGTGGGGCGAGGGCTACGCCGGCGTGTGCCAAAAGCCGTGGCAGTTCAGCTGCTGGAACAAGACCGACGCGAACTATCAGTTCCTGATCGGTGTGAAGCAGATCCCGTTCCGCGAGCTGGCTCAATGTCGGATCGCTGCTGACCAAGTGATCGACGGCAAGGTGTCTGATCCAACGGTCGGCGCTACGCATTACTATGCGACCAGCATCAAGGCGCCGGCGTGGTCGGCGAAGGCGAGGCAGACGCTGAAGCTTGGAGGGCACGTCTTCTTTAAGGATGTGCCCTGAGGCGTATCCCGCTGTCCTGTAGTTCGTGAAGGGCCGGTCGGCTTGTTGAAGGCTGAAGGGACCGATGTGTAAAAAAGAGCGCCTGTAATGGGAACTCTTTTTTGGTCGGTTACGGCCTTTTCTGCAAAATGATTATTGGGTGAGCGCCTTCATCTTCATGGAATGCGATGAAATTGAAATTCTCCGAAAACACTT